GGGTAATGTCGAAAGCGAGACATCACCTAGAAAAGTTACTCAGTCTGTGGCGGGTGTTTCCCGTTCATCGACTGCACCAACGTCTAATGGACGCAATCGAAAGGTTAGACTCACCCCTAGCCAAGTGCAAATAGCCAAAAAGTTGGGTGTGCCGTTAGAAGAATACGCAAAATACGTTAGAAATTAAGGAGAGATGATATGACAGCAAAGACAGATACAAAAAAATTTGAAGGGATAGCACGATCTCCTAGAACGAATTCTTCTAGAGAAAAGACAGCCAAAAGAAAACCATGGGCTCCACCATCTATGTTGGATGCTCCCCCTGCACCAGAGGGTTTTAAACATCGTTGGATACGAGCAGAAGTAAGAGGTTTTGATGACCGCAAAAATATTTCTGCAAGAATTCGAGAAGGTTATGAACTTGTTCGAAGAGATGAGTATCCAGATTTTGAAGCTCCCGTAATTGATTCAGGGAAATTTGAAGGGGTTTTCGGTGTTGGCGGACTAGTTTTAGCTCGTATACCTTTGGACACAGTGAAAGAAAGGACTGATTATTTTGCACAACGAAATACAGACCAACAAAACGCTGTTGACCAAGATATGATGAGAGAAAATGCACATTCAACCATGACGATCAGTAAACCTGACCGTCAAAGTCGAGTTACCTTTGGGGGAGCTCGAAAAGATTAATTTATTTATGGAGAAGATTTAAATGGCAAATCAAGATACTTCGTTTGGTCTTCGTCCAATAGGTCTAAATGGCAGTGCAACAAATTCAACTGGGGTAACTCAGTATGAAATTGCGAACAACAATACAAATGCTATTTATCAGTATTCACCTGTAATTCCTTTAGCGGCTGGTGTAATTGATATTGTTGGTAATGCAAACGGTGGTACTGTTCCATTTTTAGGTGTCCTAATGGGCGTTGAATATGTGGATTCAGCTTCTAAGAAGACTGTTTTCAAAAATTATTGGCCGGGTTCTAACAACGTAAGCGTTGACACAAATTTTCCTGTCAAAGCTTTTGTTGCTGACAACCCTAATCAGTTATTTATGGTAGCTGCTGACGAGTCTGTTACAGACAGAGCAACAGCACTAGCTGACGTATTTTCTAACTGTTCTTTAGCTACAGCCACTTCTGGTTCTACAGATAATGGTCGTTCTACTGGACAATTAGATATTAGTACAGCTGCTACAACAGCAACTCTTGCTATGAGAATTGTCGGATTAACTACAGATATAGCTAATCTTGACTATGACGCAGCGGGTGTTAACTTTGTAGTAAGATTTAACTTCCACTTTAATTCACCTGCTTCTAGTTCTGATTCACAGACTACAGCAGATTCAACTGGTATTTAGGAAAGGATAAACTATGGCTATTTCAAGAGCACAATTAGCGAAAGAGCTAGAGCCGGGTCTAAATGCCTTATTTGGACTTGAGTACGATCGCTACGATAACGAACACGCTGAAATCTTCGATGAAGAGTCTTCAGACCGTGCTTTCGAGGAAGAGGTAATGCTTTCTGGATTTAGTACCGCACCTGTTAAAGGTGAGGGTGGTGCTATTTCTTTTGACGATGCACAAGAAACTTACACCTCTAGATACACACACGAGACAATTGCATTAGCTTTCAGTATTACTGAAGAAGCAATTGAGGATAACTTGTATGACAGACTTGCGTCTAGATATACAAAAGCCCTTGCTCGTTCAATGTCACAAACAAAGCAGATTAAAGCTGCAGCAATTTTAAACAATGCGTTTGACACTAACTTCCCTGTTGGTGATGGTGCTGCTCTTTGTTCATCTGCTCACCCTTCTTTGTCTGGTAACCAAAGAAATCAATTATCTACTGCTGCTGATTTGAATGAAACTTCACTTGAGCAAATGTTGATTGATATTGCTGGTCTTACAGACGAAAGAGGTCTAAAGATTGCGGTTAGAGGAACAAAACTAATTGTTCCTAAAGAGTTGCAATTTATTGCTGAAAGAGTTTTAAACTCTACTCTAAGACCGGGAACAGCAGACAATGATGTAAACGCTATGAAGTCAATGGGTATGTTACCTGACGGAGCGGTTGTAAACCACTTCTTGACTGACACAGATGCTTACTTCATTAAGACTGACGCTCCTAACGGCTTTAAATTATTCCAAAGAACTCCTATCAGAACTGCCATGGAAGGCGATTTTGATACAGGAAACATGAGGTTTAAAGCTAGAGAAAGATACAGTTTTGGTGTATCTGACTGGAGAGCAGTTTTTGGTACTGCTGGAGCATAACCAAATCAGGGGGTGTAAAAACCCCCTATTTTCTAGGATTTTTTCTTTGTTAACTGACCTAGCAGACGTTGTAGAGATAACAAAGGCAAACCTTCTACAAAAGGAAACGTAATGGCTAATACTACTTTCTCAGGTCCTATTAAAGCCGGGACTATCAAAAACACAACAGGTACTACTGTTGGAACAGATGTTAAAAACGTAGGTTTTGTTAAGATGGCACAAACTGCTTCTTGGACACAATCTACAACTGCTGCGGATACAGGTATTGTTGTCCCAGCTAATTCTCAAGTCGTAGACGTACAGATTTATATTACTACTGCGTGTGACGCAGCTAATATTAGTGTTGGAACAAGTGCTACTTCTACTGAATTATTTACTGCTTTAGCTGCAGGTACTTCTGCTAATGTAATTTTACACGGTTCCGATGGAACGATTACAGACGCTGATACTTGGGTTGACATTGGTACTTCTGATTTACCTATTTATATTGATTTTTCAGCAGGTACTTCTGGTGCGGGATATGTAACTGTAGAATATATTCAGAATATTAATAACGCTTAATAAGGAGTGAAAGATGGCATTATCTGATGTAATTGCCGTAACTAGAACTTCTGACGGAACTATTTTTGGTGGTAGGGCTAGAGTAAAACAATTAGTTGTTCATACTTCTAGCTCTGGTTCTCCTGCGGTAGTTTTAAAAGATGGGGGTTCTGGTGGCACAACAAAGCTATCCTTAACTTACACCACAAGCGATGTACATTCTTTGAATATTCCTGAGAACGGAATATTGTTTGAAACGGATGTATATTTAGATTTAACTGCTTGTGATGGCGTTACTGTTTTCTTTGCATAGTGGCTATTGTTTCCTCTGTTTCTAGGGTAGGAACAACAGAGCCTTTTGAACTACAAGTTGCTAGAGGGCAGATATCGTATCAT